GACCATAGAAAGCGGCGAATAGGCCGCGAATGTTGCAGCCGCCGCCTCGCCGGCGTAGCCCGTCACCGCGGCTTCGTCGGCCGCTTTTTGCGCAATCGCCGCGCCAGATGCCGCTGTCGTTTGTGCGGCGCCTTGTATCGCGGCCTGCGCCTTGATGATTCCACTTTTGGCGAGCTGCGTCGCGCCCCACTTTTCGAGATCCTCGACGGCGACGTCGATCAGCTTGAACAGGAGCTGGTCGCCAGCCTTCGCGGCCGCCTGGGCAAAGGTTTCCTGCCGCGAATACATGCCCTGGAACATCGACGTGAAGGCTGAGCCGATCGGCTGGGTGACGCCCATCCATTTCGACTGTATCTCCTGGGCATCGCGGATCGACTGTTGTGTCGCCTGATCCTCCATGATCCGGCGTTTGTCGTAATAGGCCTGGTCGGCGGCAATCTTGGCATCCACCGCGGATTGGGCTTGCGTTGAATCCGCCGTGTAGGATGCGATTGCCCGCGCAATTGCCTGCTCGCGCAGCGCATCCTCTGCCTGGTAGGTCGCCTCAGTGTCGGCCAAGTCCTGGGCGTTGAGCTGCTTCTTCAGTTCGGCGACCTGCATTGCCGCCTGGATGGCGCCGATCGGCCCGGCGCCGGCATTGGCGTTGATCAGCGATTCCTGGGTCTTGGCATCCTCGTCGCGAATGGTTTTTGCCGTCGTCAACGATTCCTTGAGTTGGTCCAGCGCCTGCTTTTCGGCATCACGCTTAATCTGCGCCATCGACGCCTCATGCGTGCGCTCGGCCGCTTCGTATTCGCGATAGGCGTTTTGGTACTCGGTACTTTCTTGCTTGTAGAAGCTCTCGATATAGACAAGTTTGGCCACCCAGTCGGCCTGTTGCCTGGACCAATCGCCGCGATCGGCTTCGATCCTATCGTTCGATAGCGCGATCTGCTCTTGATAGGCCTGCTGAGCCATTTCCCTATCGAGGCCGTAGATTTTGGTCTTGACCTGGCGTTGCTCCTCCGCGCTCAGCCTGGTCTGCGCCAGGCTTTCGGTCCAAAATCTCAGTTCGTCGGCCTTGGAGTCGGCGAAATAATCCTTCTTGTCCTCAAGCTGCGTCTGCAATTGCTGCTCGAGTATCTGGACTTCATCATTCTTGGGCTTCGCGCCCCCGGCGCCCTTGGCGCCAGCGACGTCGCCAGAGCCTTTGGAAAGCGCTGCAGCGTCGGCGGCACTTTCAACAACGCCAGCTTGCGAAAGCAATGCCTTTTGCGTCGTCAGATCCTCGATCAACGCCTTGTTGTGGGCGTGGCGCGCCTCGGTGATCTTGACGTCGAGGGCGTCGATCTCGGTCTTCTTTTGCGCCTCACCTACATATGTCGTCACGGCCCGCGTGTAATCGGCGACGGTTTGTCTGTCCTGCTTGACGGCGTCAGAATTAGCGCCATGGAGTTTCGTGTCGGCCTCGAGCGCCCCCTTGGCCTTCGACAAACCCTCGGCGAGCTCGTTGCGCTTGGCCGCGTCTTCGCCCTCGGGTGTTTTGGCGAAAGCCTCGGCGCCGCCGGCTGAGGCCTTGTTGAGCTGCGCCTCAGCTGAAGCCTTCGCGGCGGCGCTGGCGGCATTCGCCTGCGCCTGCGCCTGGACCCGTCCTGACGCAAAGCCCAATTCGTTGAATAGGGTCAGTTGCTCATTAACCTTGCCGAGCCATGACCAGAAGTTCGACGCGCCCGAAGCCAGTTGGCCGAACTCGCCGTTCAGGCCCACGCCGGCGCCCCTTGCCTCGTCGATACGCTTCTGTAGCGCTTGCAACAGGATAGCGTCAGCCTTTTCTTGGTCGCCTGCCGCCTGAGCGGTCTTGATTTGCTGCAGTTGGGTGCTATCGAGAATATCGAGCTTGGAATTCAGCTCCTCCGCACCCTTGGTCGGGTCCTTCATGGCATCAGCCAGTGTCTTCTGGGCGTCCGCAGCCTTTTGGCCGACCAGGGCCGCGAACGTCTGCACGTCGGCCGACAATTGCCGAATCGTGCCTTGTGATCTTACGCCGGCGCCAGCGAAGGCCTCTGCGGATGCAAGCGACGCGGAAACCGATTGCCCGCTAGCCTTTGCTGCCTGTACAGCCGATTGCTGCAACTGCTCACCCGTCAGACCGGACGCCGCGCCCAGGCCGATCGTGGTGGCTATGAGCTTTTGCTGTTCGGCCTCGTATTGCGCCGTTGCTACGGTCGCGGCTATCTCCACCGCCGCGACCGCGGCGATGGCGAGGCCTACGGGTGTAAGCGCCGCCTCGATGAGGCCCAGCTTTCCCGCCAAGATCGTAGCCGATCCGGCCATGCGGCTGAAATTGCCACGTGAGGCCTCCCGGCCCATAACGATCAATTCGCGCGTGACGCCGGCTGAGCCGTGCTGCAGGCCGCCCATGGCCTGGGTCGCCTGACCGGCATCGCCGGCGACGGTCGCCAGGCCGCTGCCGGCCCGAAGGGTCTTCAGTTCGGCATCGACCAGCTTGATCTGATTGCGCAGCTTCTCGGCGCGGTCGGCAGCGCCAAGCATTCCGGTTTGCAACTCTGCCGTAGTCCCGCTTTTCGCGGCTGTTCTGGCGAAATTGTTCAAATCGGCCGTCGCCGCCTTCAGTTCGGCCGACATGACGGCGCGCTTCGCCACCAGGTCTTGCACGTCGGCGGTGACTGAGACGGCAATGTTGTTCGTCAAAGTTCAGTCCTTTTCACGACGCATCGCCAGGTCAATCCGTCGTCTCTGGAAGGCCGCTTTCCCACAGCTCTCCATCGCTCTCGACAGGCTCTTTCGCCGAGCCTGCCGGCGTAGGAGGCGACCACCATTTGTTGATTTCGAAGTAGGTCCTGATCAAGCGATCGGCCGGCGGCTCTTCGGCGAGATGTTGAGAGATTTCTTCGAAGAGTGCCCAGGTGAGGTTGTTCCACCAATATTCTCGGCTGCTGCCAAAGTAGCGGCAAGCGATTAAGACGACGCGCTCCCAGTTTGGGTTGGGGACTAGGCCGCCCCCTTTGTCTCCCCCTTTGGAGGCGCCTCGCCGCTCATCACGAATAGGCCCGATTGCCGGCGCGCCGTGAGCCATGCTAGTTGGCGCTCGCCCTCGGTAATGGGCCACTCCGCAAATTCATCGCGTGTGACTGACGGATGCAGCGCGGATACGGCAGAATGCAATGGGATGATGACCAGGCGGCCAAAATCGCCGTTCGACAAGCCGTTTAGCACTTCGGCGAGAACGCCCATATGTCGTATGCCCCGCGCATCCTCGCTCTCGCGCTTTTTATCGCCCGAGACCTCGACCGCGTCGTCGGACGCCGCGATCGCCGCGTTGATAGATGCCGTTAGTTCCAGAAACTCCATGCGACAATACTGCAGTTGCTTCCATGCCAGGACAGGCACCGGCCACATCTTTCCGGCCAGGGTCACGGTCGGGGTCGTCTCCGGATCGAATTCGGTAGCGGGTTCGGTCATTTATAGGCCTTTTGCATGCTGTGATTGATGTCGGCAATCGTGCCCGCATGGGCGTCGATATCCTGGATTTTGATGTCGAGGATCAGGTCGGTCGACAGGTCGATATTGCCCATCCGCTGAAGGACGGCCAACAGGCGGCCGCGGTTGGCACGAATGGCGCCCATGTCATTGCAGGCGATGGTCGGCTGGCGGCGCTGCACCAGATATTGCGTGATCTTCTTAGCGACGAACTGGCGCGCCTGGTCGACCTCCAGCTGAGACAGCTGAAGGTCGACCATGATCTGCGGCGTGGGCACGCCGTTGGCGATGTTGCCGAACACCAGCCGCCTTCGTTGCCCCAGCGCGCGCCGTTCGTCGTCGGTCACCGGATTTACGCGGCGTTGGCGAAGGTCGCGGTGCCGAGCACGCCGTTGCTGTTGGCGCAGGCCGTATAGTCGAGCGTATTGCTGGCGAAGCCGCTCTTCTTCATCGACACGCCGGCGCTGCCGGCGATGCACGAATTGAAGACGAACATGTCCTGGGCGGTCCCCCACGGCAGCACATGGACGGCCTGGAAGCTGCCGATCAGACCCTGCGGCTGGTTGGTCAGCGAGATGGTCTCGCCCGCCGTCGACACCGAATAGCCATAGGAGATCGCCACGGCCACGCCCTCGTCGGCGGAGGCGAAGGTATAGACGCCGGCCGCCACCGTGTAGGACTTGCCCGCCACCGGCCCCGATGCAACGCAGGTCATCTTGGCCTGCGTCGGACCATAAACGACGCCCAGGTCGAACAGCCAGGTGACGGAATTGGCCACGGTCACAATGAAGGGCGTCGTCGCGGCGATCGTCCCGGCTTCGCCGTCCGCTTCCAGGTACTGGCCGGTCGTCGAGCCATCGCCGAACATGATGTCGGCGAAGATTCGCGCATTGGCCGCGCCGTATTCGACCTTGCCGGTCACGTCCATTTCACCGGCGCCGACGGCAACGGCCAATTGGCCTTCACCGAACAGGCTTTCGGTCTTGCGCTTAAAATCGATCGACTGCGACTGCGGCACCAGGGCACGCGCCGGCGTCGGGTTGGCGATATTGGCGGTCGCGAAAACGCGGCCGGCGCCGAAGGTCGGCTTGAGGGCTTGGACGGTCATTTACGGTGTCCTTTCGGGTTAGACGGCGCGGTCGAGGTCGACGGCGGGTGCGGGTGGCGCGGGCGGCGTTTCCGGTTCAGGCGCGGGCGCCGCCGGGGGCGTTAGCCGCGCGATCAGGTCGGGCAACGCGGCGTTGACCTGGTTGAAGGCCTCGGTATCGCGGCCCAGTGGACCGCCGCGCAGGCGCTCCTGGAACCAGGCGTTGACGATTTCGGCGGGTGTCATGGCAGGCCCTCCTCAGGGCAGCGTGATGCGGACAGGCATCTTTTCGAGGGCTTGCGGCCCCTGGTCGCCAGGCGATGCGTCCGAGCGGCCGGCGATGCGGGCCCAATAGACCTGGCCGGCGATGGTGAAGCGGTTGTCGCCGCCAGGGTCGTCATAGGCCATGCTTTGCCGGACCAGGCGGTTCAGGGCGGTCAGGCCGGTGTCGGGCACGACGTCGGGATTCTGGCCGCTTTTGCATTCGATCCACGCCTCGCATTCGAGCGTGGTGATGATGTAGCCGCTGTCGCGGTCCTCATCGTCGGTCGCCCCGATGCGGCGCAGGAACAGCGCCGGCTGGGCCGTGCAATCGTCCCAGTGCTGCACGCGCCGGTCGACGGTCTGAAATCCCGCCTGGAACGCGCCGTCGGTCACATCGGCGCCGACCAGGTCGGAAAGGACGATCTCCGAGGCGCCGGGATCCAGTGTCAGAATGGTCGCGCCCTCGACGACGCCGGGTCCGGTGACCGGCAGTCCCTCGAACAGGCCGGTAAAGGTGCTGACATTCGACAAGGTCGCCGACGCCTCCGTCGCATCGGCCGTCAGCGCGATGGTGCACTTGGCTTGCCACCACGCCAGCAGCGCCGCCATCGGCGTCTCGAAATCGATGTTCATTCCCGGATCCTCAGGCGTTCGCCTCAGCAACGGCTTTCTCGACGACGGCGTTGAGGCGGCCGACGATTTCGGGCTGCATCGCCGCCAGAGGGCCGCGCTCGAAGGCCGCCTCGGCGATATCGGGCGTGCGGTTATAGGCTTCGACCAGCACCGTTTCCGGCGCGGCCAGCATCTTCGACCAGTAGTGATCGAGGCCCATGCTGTGGGCCTTGACCTTGGTCGGCTTGTGCGCGCCGTATTCCAGCGCCGCAGCCTTGGCGAAGTCCTGCGATCCCTTGCCGCCCTCGACGTCGATATAGCCGGTGATGCGGTTCGGGTCGGTGAACAGGCGCAGCCGTTCCTGGCTGCGCAACTGGCCGGTCAGGCTGGGCGTCGCCGCCTGGACCCGGGCGTAAAGCTCGACCGACAGGCTGTCGATTTCCCGCTTCAGGTCGGCATAGAGCGCGTTGGGGAACTCGTCGAAGCGCAAGCCGACCTGGCGCACGCCGGCGAGATCGATATGGATGGAGTCCATGGATCGCTACGTCCCGACCTTCGGGCCTTCGGTGCCGTCCATCTCGTACCAGGTGAACTCGCCGTCTTCGCCCACCGGGAAGTGCTTGCGACAGACGGCGCAGAACGTGCCGCTGTAGAAATACGGATCGCGCGCATAGGTCTCGGCCAGGGGGCGGCCCATCGTCGTAATCTTTCCGCAAGTTGCGTGGCGATAGGCGTCGCGGTAGGGCCGCACGAAGCCTTTTGAGCGTTCAGCTTCCGACAGGACGACATAGGCCTTCTGCTGGCCATCAGCGCGAATCTCGCGATGATCCGGCGTGACGGGTGAGCCGTCGGTCAGCGTCACCTTCGACCGGTCGGCCTTCGACGGGCCCAGGCCGAGCTTGTCGCGGAACGATTTGACGATATCGGTCACCGGATCACCCTTAGGTTGGCGGAATCAGGTCTCTCATTGAGCACCCTTCGCAGCTGAGGGGCGCTCCCTGGGCGGAATGGTCACGTCTCTGTGGCATCTTGGAAATAAACGCCATTCGGAAGATGATTGCGCGGGGGACGTCGATCGAGCTCCGCGCTAAGGAATTCAACGTCTGCCTGAGCGACCTTCGCGACTTTCCCAAGCTCGCGATTTCGAATTCTCAGCTTGCGGTTTTCGGCTTTAAGCTTGCTGTTCTCCGCCTTGAGCCGGTGAAAGGCTTCAACGATGTCGTCGGCGGCACTCATGCGAGCACGATCTTTGTGCCGAAATGCTCGGACAGGCGCGCTTCATAGAGGGCCTTTTCGTCCTCGAAGGCGTTGGCCTGCGATTCCCAATATTCTTCCTCGGTGATCACGCCTTTCGAAATCAGCAGCAGCGCGAGCGCGCTATCCTGGACGATCGCGGAATTGACACCGACGCGCAGATGCTTCGGACTCGCCGCATCGTTGATATGAAGCTCGTGCGCGACGCCGGACTGCATGGCGTGTTGGGCGGCGATAACGCGCGCCTTATTGGCTTCGGTCATGGTTTCAGCCTCCGTTCAGCCGACGACAGGGGAATGGTAGTAGTCGAGCGTCGCCGCGATATCTGGCGGGAACGGCCCTTTCTGGCCCGGCGCGGAGCCGAACCAATAGCGCTCGGTGCCGAGGTTCGGCTGGTCGCGCTGGATCAGGTTGCCGTCGCGGCCCTTGGCGCGAAATCGCGTCGTCATCAGCTCGATCACCGCGTCGACGACGTCGCCCGGCAGCGCGGCCGTGCAATAGTTGAACGTCAAGGCCTGGCCGAGATCGGCCGCGGCGAAGGTGTAGGTCCCCGCCGCGACCGTGTATTGGCCCTGGGCCGGGTTGGCAGCGACCGGCGTCAACGCCGTCCCGTTTGCATAGGTCACGAGCTGGTCGCAGGAAAAGATCGCCGACCCGGCGACGACGACCTTGTAAGGCGTGGCCGGAACCGTGTGCGTTTCCGTCACGGCCGCGCCGAAACCGGCCGAATAGATCGCGACGACGAGGAACGGTTCCCAAATCTTCTCCCGGCCGGTCGTACTGTCGAGGCGGATCAGGCGCCCGTTCTTGGCGTCGATGCGAAAGTCTGTGCCCGCGACCAGGACCAGCGTCGTGGCGCCGTCCTCGAGCGTCTGAATCACCGAGGTGACCGCCAGGATCGGCCAGCGGCTCAGTTGCAGCGCTGTCGCATCGAGCGGGACGCGCGAGCGCCAGCGGCGGATGTCGATCACGTCCTGGACCGTCTCCGGCGCGAAGACGCGGTTGGTGTACGTCATCACCGCCTGCGACATCCGGGCGATGGCGCCGGCCAGCCAGGCGTCGTTCGACGTGTCGGTGGCCTTGATACTCAATTCGATCCGCACCGTCGCCAGATCGGTCAGGTTATAGGTCGCCGCCGGCGCCAGCACGGTCGTCACAACATCAGTGCTCAAGTCCGCGCTCCCGCTGGTCGCTTATTGCCACAGGCCTTCGGGAAGGCCCTTGTTCTGAAAATCCGTCATCGAGCCGTAGAAGGTTTCAAGGTTGACGTCCGGCCACCGACACATCAGTTCGGCATGACCGATGGCAACCCGCGGCGCGATGTGCAGCGAGTTCCCCGCCTCTTCCCACTTGCGCCAGAACTGGATGTCCTCGTCGATATGGCCGTCGCCGTCGCGCCATTCGCCCGCCGGCGACGGCACCGAATGGAACCACGGCCTGGGCAGCGCGCGAAGCTTGTCGGCCCGGATCAGGGTCAGGCCGAAATGGGCGGTATGGACCTTGAACGTATCGGCCGCCAGGTCGTCGCGGCTAATGACCGGCTCGTTGCCGTCCTCGCCGCGCACGGTGAACAGCGTTGTCTCGAGGTGCCGCGACGATTGCAGCGGCGCCAGGGCGTCGATCTCGGGATGCAGCATCATCAGCTGGACCAGCGTCGCCAGCTGCTTCGGCGTGAAGATCGAGTCGTAGTCGACGGTCAGGATGAGGTCGGCCTGGTCTTCTTCCAGGATGCGCTCGAAGACGTTGCTCAGGGACTGGCCCCAGAAGGCGCCCCCGTGCTTGCGGAACTTGATGTGCAGTGCCAGGACAGCTTCCATGGCGCAGAACATGTTGTCCATGAAGCCGAGACGCGGCACGCTCATCGCGCCCGAGACGCGTAATTCCGGCACGCACGGCTTCGAGCCTTCGAGGTTCAGCGATATCGGATAGTCGGCGCAGTCACCGATACCCGACGACCACGGCCGCAACAGGATCAGGCCGGCGCCGTGCAACAACGTCTTCAGCTTGTCCACATCGAAGATCGAGCAGTGAAAGTCGTCGGGCGCGCTCTGGCCGCCCATGACGTAACCTTCGGTCGGCTGGACGGCGCCTTCGAGATAGCCGGCGGCGATCTTGGCAAAGTCGGGCACGGCGATGCGCAGCACGCCGCCTGTCTTGAGCACCCGCACCCAGTCGGCCAGGACCGCGGGCAGCTGGGCGTGCGGGAAGTGCTCAAGCACGTGGCTGGCGCGGATCTCGTCGACGCTGTTGTCGCGATAGGGCAGCGGGAAGATCTCGGTGCCGTGGCTGTGGCCGAGTGGAATGTAGCCGGGCGGCGAGATATCGCCGGCGCCCAGGTCGAGTTTGATCGCGCGGCCGCTCATTTCGCACCTCCCGTTGCCGGAAAAGCGAGACGGCGCATATCTTCGAGGTGATATCGGACGGCGGCGACTTCGTTAGTCATATCCCTGGACTGGCTCGGACGAACGCCCTCGTCCCAGGCGCAGTCTGCTGCAGCCTGCAAGAAGTCTCTGACGTTGTCTTCGTCATAGCCGCCGGATATCGCGTACGCTTCGGCTTCGGATATGATGGCGCCAGGCTCCAACACCTTGAATTGGAGCGGTTGCACGACGGACCGAGAGAGCGCGTCTTTCACCGTGATGCCGAGCCGATCCATGCCGGTTAGACGTGAGCGTTCGACGTAGAACTTAAATTTCATTTCGGGAAGCCTCTGTCGGGAGGGATGGCGGATTTCGTTTGGGCTACTTCAGCTCTTCCGAGCCGAACCCCGCGTATTTGAGGAAGGCATCGGCGCTCGCCTCGACGTCCTCAAGGTCGCCGCCACAGTTGCCGGCAACCTCGTCTTTGCGCCACGCCTTGAAGGCAGCGACAATTTCGGCGCGGGTGAGCGTGAAGGACTTTTCCATCGTTCAATCTTTCTCTGTCGGGAGGGCGACAGACCCGGGCCGACACCCGGGTCTGTCTGGTCAGCGCTGACGTCTCGTCCAGGTGTCGGCCCGGATGGGGTTATTTCGGCGGCGTGTCGGCCTTCGCTGCGTCGGGCTTCAGGTCGGTTTGCGCCGCTGGCGCCAAGGCGCCTTCGGACGCCTTGGTTGTGTCGACGGGCGCCAGTCCTTCGTCCGGAACGTCATGCGCCTCGGGGGCGCCGTGCACCTCGTCGAGCAGCAGCTTCGCCGTGGCGACCGCCGTCTTGACGTGGTGCGGTTCGGCGTCGAACTTGCCCTGCAGCAGGACCGCCGCGATGTGCAACACGTGATCGAGGCTATGCATCGGCCTAGCCTTCGACCAGGTTGGTAACGCCGGCCTTGGTCGCCGTAATCGGCGCCTGGGCCACGCGGAAGCCGTTGGCATTGACCTGGAAGGTCTGGGTCGTGGTTGGCGAGATCACCAGGTTGAGGTAACGCTTGCGCGGGCGGCAATCGACATTGAACTTGTAGGCGTTGACGCCCGAGGTCTTGCCGACGCCGACGACGAAATCGACATTGGTCGCCGTGGCCGAGCCGCCGCGGAAGCCAACGACGTCGGTGAAGGTCGAGGCGACGGTCGTGTCACTTTCCTGGATCTTCAGGACCGACGGCGAACCGGCCTGGGTCGAGGCCGACTGCGTCGTCGCCGAGACGTCGATGGTGACGAAGTCGACGTCCAGCGTGTCGATATTGGCGCTGGTAAAGGTGCCGGCATTGGTCGCCGAGCCGGCGCCGGTCACGGAATCGAGAACAAGTTTACCCTGGGGAGTCATGGCTGTGCGCTCCTGTGCACGAGAATGGATAGGCGCGCGGGCATTTCACCCGCGCGAAGGAAAGGCGGAAGCGGACGTGGCTAAACCGGTTACGGGCTCTTGGCGCAGACCAGCGGCCCGGCGGCGGTCGTGCTGCCCAGGTCGTGGTTGTTGATGTCGAAGCGCTCGGTGCCGAGCAGGCCGATCTGGTCGTTCTCGAAATAACGGTGATCGGAACGCTTGATGGTCACGCCGCGGCGTTCGCCGAGCGCCGAGGACTTGTTGAGGTCGCCGAAATAGAACATCGGCAGGCCCGAGCCCGGGGTGGAAATCGGCAGCTGCTGCGAGATGGCGACGGGGAAGCCCATCAGCATCGGATTCAGCGGGTCGATATTTGTCCCGACAGCCGAGCGGATGCCTTGCTGCAGATCCTCGATCTTGTTGCCGCCGCCCTTGGCCAGCACGGTGCCGGCCGCCGACAGGAACATCTGCTGGCTCATGTACCACTTGGCGCTTTTCAGCGCGTATTGCGGGAGGAGGCCCGTCGTCCCGGTGAAGTCGGCGATGGTGAGGCTGGTGAGCGTCGCCGAGGACACCTGATATTGGCCGAAGGTATGGTTGCCGTCGGCAAAGATGTTCGACAGGCCGCGGATGCCACCAAAGGCCGACGTGCCGTCGCCGCTGAAGCCCGACGCGTCTTCCTTGGCCGCGAAGGCATAGGCGATTTCGCCGACGAGCCAATCGGCGATCGACACGACCGCGTCCTCGGCGATTTCGTTGGACATGCGGGTCAGCGCCGCCAGCTTCTTGGCCGTCAAGTTGACGTTATCCCACTGCGCCTGCGACTCGGTGACGGATTGATTTTCGCCGGTAAAATAGGCAGTCAGGCCGCCGACGCGACGCGGCCAGTTGAGCGTATCGCTGCCCATCGGGACGACCTGGCATTCCCTGCGGAAAACGCCGAATTCTTCGCGAAGGATGATGATGTTGGCCAGCAGCTCTTCCGGCACCAGGAAACCGCCGGCGGAGTCGACGCCTTCGCCCTGGGCCTTGGCCACGGCGACGCCGCGCGACTTGCACCAATCGATGGCCTCGGCGTTATTGAAGATCGTCGCCTTGAGGAACATGCCGGCCGTGTAGGCCTGGTCGACGGCGCGGACCATCTGGCCGCCGATCTCGCGGTCCTGGAAGTTCTTCAGGCGCCCGTAAAGCTTGTGCGCGCTGGCGGGTGCCGACGGCGTCATGCGGTCCTGGCCCGGGACGGGCGTCGCCAGGCTGGCGGCGACCTTTTCGGCCTCTTCGACGCGCTTCAACTGCGTCTGCAGATCGGCGATCTTTTCCTTCAGGGCATCGTAGACGTCCTGTTTGAAGCCGTCGGCCTCGGACTTGCCGGCCATCGACTCCAGTTCATCTGCTGCCTTGCTCAAGGCCTGGCGCAGCTCGTGCTTCTTCGCCATTTTTGTGGCTCCATAATGGTGGGAAACGGCGTCGCGCGGACGCCAGGATGCGTTGCCTAGGCGCGGGTTACAGCAGGGCGGCGATTGCGCGCCGCCGCTTCATCGGTTGTCGGAGACCGGAAGAAGATCAGTCGTTGGTCGGAAGAGACGCCTTGAGATCGCGGGCCTCTTTGAGCCGACGCTGTTCGGGCGTCATATCGTCGGGGATGACCGTGGCCATGGGCTCAGGCGTCAGTTCGGCGTCGGGAGCGGCGTCGTCGCCGGGCTGTTCATCGGCATCCATGATGTCCTGGACGCACTTGGTCGCCGCGGCGTGATAGTCGACGACCTGCTGCAGCTTCGCCTTCGTCGCCGCCGAAATCCGCCGGCCGGCCTTCCCTTGCGGCGCCGTCTTGCCCGCCGCGGTCATCTGGGCTTCGTAATGATCGATGACGGCACGAGCGGTTGTCTTGACGCCGTCGGGGATATCGGTGTCGGGCAGGCGCGACGCGGCGGCGCGAATCCCCGATGCGCGGGCGGTCAACTTGCCGTCGATGACGTCGGCGAAGGGCAGCTTGTATGACCCGCGCAGCTTCGGCAGGCTGGAGTCGTAGACCAGGAAGCCCTGGCGGGCGATATCCGGATCGAAACCGTCGCCGCCGGCATGGGCGAAGATCGCCGCCTCGGCCGCCGAGCCGTTCCACGTGCCTTCGTCGTCCAACGGCAGATCGCGCGCGGCGCCGCACGTCCAGTTTTCGGCCTTGAGCTCGGCGGTGGAGCGCAGCGTCAGGCCACCGTCGAGAACAAGCACGACGCCCGGATCCTTTTGCCAGCGCTCGAACGCCTCGCCGAGGCGCTTGGCCTGGTCGGCGCCGAGCGCCTTGTCTGTCTGGATGTAAAACCGCGTCGGCTCGACGGCCTTGGCCTGCGTGCGCAGCGTCTCGACATCCTTGCGCGGCATGAAGACGACGTCACCGGTATCAAGCACCTTCTCCGCCCACTCGACCAGGGGCGCCGTGTCGATGCCGAGGCTGCGCGCTTCGCCGAGCGCATTGGGGTTGCACGGCACCGGACACGGCGATATCTCGAGCAGGGTCTGCTTTTTGAAATCGATCCCGTACGGCCGGTCCTTGTCTGAGCTGAACACCCAGTCAGTCGGCAGGAAACCGACGGATACGGCGTTCATGAAGCCGCCCTTGATCAGGCGGTAGATGGTGTCGGCGAAAGGATAGACCTCGGCCGTCGCGAATTCGATATCGCCCATCAGCTTGGCGTTTTGCACCGCGACATTGGAGGCGCGGCCGATCGGCGGCTCCCAGCTCATATGGCTGAACAAGGCGACAGGATTGCGCTTGAAGACGCTGAGGTCCCAGCCCTTCGGGTCGATACTGTCGCCGGAATGGTCGATGGTGGCGTCGCTGAACACGAACCGCATCGTGCGCGCGTCGTCTTCGCCCTGCGTTTCCGGCTGGGTCGAGGAGAAGCGGAAGACGGTACCCTCCGGGTGACCGCCATCCTTGGCCGCGGCGCGGAAACCGTCCGTCGAAAGAAGCTTCATGGTCATGGTCGGTTCCTTACGGCGCAACCAGCACGGCAAGACTGCCGGCGTTGACGTTGTCGCCCATGTCGTGGATCACGGCGTCGAAGCGCTCGGTCGCGAGGATGGCCAACTGGTCGTGCTCGAGGTAGCGCTGGTCGCTGCGCGCGATCGTCAGGCCGCGCCTTTGGCCAAGCACGGCAGCGCCGTACATATCGCCGAACGCCATCATGGCTTGGCCGGTCAGCGTCGTGGCGATCTGCGGCAATGCCTGCGTCAGGATGACCGGGAAGCCGTTGAAGAATGGCGTGGCGATGCCGTCGACCATGCCGTCGTAGAGGTAGCCGCCGGTGGCGTCGTTGGCGATCGCCTGGCCAAAACCCATCTGGCTGATGAACCAGGCGGCGCGCGGCATGGCCGAGGCGCGGACGGCCGACATCAGGTTGGCCAGGTCGCCGCCGGACAAGGTGGCAAAGGTCGTGTGCAGCGCCGCAGCGATGACCTTGGCGACGCCATGGTTGCCGTCGAGCGCCAGTGTCGTCACGCCATGGATCCCGCCATAGGTCGATGTGCCGTCGCCATTGAAAGCGCAGGCGTCTTCCTTGACGGCAAAGGCCCAGGCCAGTTCATTGGCGACATAGTCGACGATGTCGTGAAGCGAATCCTCGGCCAGTTCGCTCGACACGAGCACGAGCGCGCCAAGCTTTTTCGCGGTCAGATCGACGGCGTCCATCCCGGTGTTCGTGCCGGCGCCGCTGAAGGCCGACTGGCCTTCGCTCAGGAAGTAGGCGCTGGCCGTGCCGGTGCGGCGCGGGAAAACCGAGCTGTCCGAGCCCATCGGCCAGACGCAGGCGCGGCGGCGGAACGCGCCGTAGCTGTCGCGCAGATCCAGGATGGCGTTTTCGAGCTCAAGCGGCACCAGGAAGCCGCCGCCCGAGCCGATGCCTTCGGACGTCGCCCTGGTGATCGCGACGCCTTTCTTGTGGCACCAGGTTTCTGAGTCGGCCTTGCCGAAGATCGTCGCCAACAGGAAGTGGCCGGCGCGCTGATATTGCGCCGCGACCTCTGGCCCTGAGCCGGGAAATGCTCGTTTCATATGCTCGCCCTTGCTCAGTTGTCGGGTGCGGTGTCGGTCGGCGTTGCAGACGGATCGCCCAGGCCACCCGGCGCCGGTTGTCCGGTGATATCGCTGCCCGGGCCGGTCTCGGCGCCCGTCGGTTCGAAACCGAGCGGCGCCATGTTGGTCGGCTGGTAAAGCTTGTCGCCGTCCGGATCGTCGGGAAGGCCCTCGGCGCGGCGCGCTTCGTTGGGCTTGAGGAACATGCCGGTGATGCCGGCGCGATAGGCTTGGTAGCGCGTCATCAGCGACGCCCGGATCAGGCCGGCGACGTCGAACTCGACGAAGACGTCATCCGCCGCCAGGTCGAATGTCTGAGCCAGCTTGGCCTCCCAGCGGCCGAGGTCGCTGGAAATGACGTCGTTGGCGTATTCCTGGTTCATCTCCGGGATCGACGTGCCGGCGCCGCGTTCGATGACGCCCAGCTTGTGCATCGGCATCCGGTACAGCCGGGCGATCTCCTGGACCTGGAAGCCGCGCGACGCGATCATCTCGGCATCGCGGGCGCTCATGCCCATCGGTTGCCATTTGAGGCCCTGCTCCAGCACGGCCGTGTCGCCGGCGTTGCGCAGGCCTTGTTTCTGGTCCGACCAGGACTTTTTGAGGCGCACGGCCGCCTCGGGTGTAAGCTTCTGCTCGGTCGTGAGAACGCCGCCAAGATTGGTGCTATTGGCCGACAGCCGGCCCGCCAGTTCCTGTTGCGACAAGGCTAGGCCGATCGCCTCGCGCGCCAGGCCGATCCGTGACGCGCCATAGAGCGACGTGTCGAGCGCCATCCAGCGCAGGTGAAAAATATCCTCCGACGGGATCATCAGCGGCATGGACGCCAGGACCGCCGTTTCGTGCATGCCGCGCCGCGCGACCTGGTAGAAGATCTCGCCGCGAGGCGCTTCGTAGAGCCACACCCGGTCCGGATTGATCGGAACAAGCGCCGTTGGGCGGCCGCGGCCGTCGCGCAGGATGACCGCGTAGGCGTTGCCACGGAGCAGGATACTGAGCTGCATCTGTTCGATGAACTCGAACCGGCTTTGATAGTCGTTCGGCTTCTGCAGCAGCAGCTCGAGCGGATGTTGCGTGACGATCTTGCGGCCGCCGTTGGGCAGACGCGTATAAACATGCACCGGCAGCTTGGCGACGTCCTCGGCGCGGATCGAGCAGCAGGCCTGGACGGTCGTGACCTGCAGCGACGTGAGCTGCGTCACGGCCATGCCGCCGGCGCTGACGGATGAGGGGCCGAACTCCGACCACCATTCGTCGATCGACATCGCGCCTTTCGCGCGAGATGGCGCCGCGAGGCGCGTGAGCCAACCCATCAGGCGCTCTTCCGCGCGATCATGAATGCGCCGCAAAGAAGGAAGGCGCCGGCGACGATAAAGGCCGCCGGGTGGTAAATGTCCCAGATGCCGTAAATGATGAGGCCCGCGCCGGCGACGAAGGCCGCCTCGAGCGCGCGCTCGGCGAGGAACTGGGCACGCTGCGGCCGCGGGGATTGGTTGGTCATCGCGGCCTCAAGGATGGTTCGCGGTTAGACGAACAAAAGGCCGTGATCCTCATAGACCGATCGCGGCGCTTCGGGATTGGTGGCCATAACGGTCACGGCGTTGAACAGGGCCATTGCCGGGTCGATCTTGGCGTCGCCGGCGTTTTGCTTGGTGGCGCGGATCGCGGTCGCCGTGGCCTCGATGCGAAGGTTGCCGACACACCAGTCCATGACCGGCTGATCGGCGTGTTGCAGTGTGCCGTTGGCCAGCTTGCGCTCGGCGGTCTTCAGCGCGTTCATCATCGCGAAGCCTTGCGGAGCGCCTATGACGTAGTTGCGGCCGGTTTCGCGGTTTTCCTGGGTGATCCCGACCACTGCCAACGCGTCGATCAGCTCGCCGAGGCCGGCGGGGTCGACCGCGACGCAGATCAACAGGCCTGCGTCGCGGATCTGGACGATGATATCGATGATCTGGGCGATATCGGCGGGCCATCCGCCTTCCATCGCGCCGTCGTCGAGCATGACCAGGTCGCCGCCGGTTTCAAAGTCGAGCAGCTTGCTCACGATGCCCGGGCGGCGCTCGAAAATGATCTTGTGCCCCCAGGCGCGGGCCCAGCTGAGCCAGCGCTTGATGTGTTTCTTGCCGTTGACCGGCTCCTGGATCTCCTCAGGCGCGGCCGCAGCCGCGACTTCGACCGCTTCGGTTTCGCGGCCGAGTACATTCATGCCGTAAAGGTCGTCGAGGCCGCCGCCGTCGAGGCCGACCACGATGCCCTCCGAGCGCGCGATGATGTCGGCCAGCGTGATGCGCGGATCCGCGCGCTTTTTCCAGAACTCGGCGCCGGCCCAATTATCCGACCGGGATGACATCCCCGCCTCGACATTGAGGTGCTTGGCCAAAAAGGCGACGCGGCCAGCCGGGGCGCGCAGCACCTTGCCAAGCTCGTCGCTAAGCCACTCGAGGTCGACCGAGCGGCCGAGGTTGGGGTTGGTGATGTAGAAGTTTTCAGAGCGCAGATAGGCCTGCGCCTTGATCATGGTCTCCGGAAACTCGTAGATCACCGCCAGGCTGCGCGGGTCGATGATTTTGCCGTCACGAACGGCGCGGAAATATTCCAACTTGGCCTTGAACACCCCGGCCGGCGGATCGACGGACTGTGTCGTCAGGTAGATGACGAAGCCTTCAGGCCGCGAGACCAGGCCGCCGGTTGCTTCGCGCAACATCGCGTCGGCGCCGGCGCGCATGCCGAAGAGCCAGAGTTCGTCGACCAGGACGAAGGCGGCCTTCTTGCCCGAGACGACGTCCGAATCCGCCGCGACCACCTTCAGGACCGCATTGGTGATCCGGTGCGTGATCGTGCGGGTGTGTTCCTGGACGCGGAGCAGATTTCTCAGCTCGGCGTCCTCGGCGACCATGTCCTTGGCCGGCTGGAACGAATTGTTGGCGACCTCGATCGTCGGCGCCAGGATGAGCAGCTCGGCGGAGTGGCGCCAGTTGCGGATCAGCGCCGTGATCATGATCCCAGCGGCGATGGTCGACTTGGAATTCTTCTTGCTGATCAGCAAAAAGAACTCACGGATCAGGCGCCGGGCGCTGTCGACGTCGTAGGCGCCGAAGATCGCGGCAACGAAGTCGAAGACGAATGGCTCGCAGGCCTCGCCGAAGGTCGGCTTGCCGGGCGCATCGACGATGCGCAGCGACTTGAAGACGTTGAGCGCCGCCTGGGCCTGGTCGGCGAAGATCGGCGCCGGGATAAGCGACCGGCGCTGGACGATGCGCTCGCGCCAATCAAGGCACGCGGTCGAATGCATCAGTTGAACAGTTTGGGCGCTTCAGGCGGCGCGTATTTGCCGCCCGCCTCGGCGACGTTGGCGGCCGCTTCCTGGCGTTCCTCCTTCTTGCCTTTTCGCGGCGTTGGCGCCTGCGGCGCGGCGCGCTCCCGGTTCTTCAGCGCCGCGGCCGCCCCATGCTTGTCGATCTCGGCGAGGTACGCCCGCGCCGCGGAGACGTTGCCCTTCTGCGCTTGCGTCGCCAAAGCGCTCAGGACCATCGCCCTCTGCCTGGCCGCGCCCTTGTCGAGTTCCGGACGAAAATATTTCCGGAGCGACGGCGGGCTT